ATGTAATTGAATAGCTTGATACTTGATTGCCGTTTGTATCGGTGTATTCCATAATATGCTCATCATTAATGATATGTACGGTGTAAGACGGAATGTAATTGACTGCCAAAACCCCAGTTGATGTAGTCCCTATTGTGATTGCCCCAGTTGTAGTAAAATTTATTTCCCCTGTACTTGGTGAACCTGTGCTGTTATAGGTTACAGTCATAGTTGATCCTGCAAGGGTAGCAGTTAAGGTAGAGGTAGAACCAATTCCACGCAATAAAGATAGTGAGCCGGTAGATGTCGAACCAGTTGCTGTTAAACGTTCCGGAATAACAACATTGTCAACATAGGTAATGCCAGTAGTTTTTAATGCTTCCTCACGAATAGACAGGCGCTCTGATTGGGTAATTCCGTTAATGGTAAAAGAATATTTATTGATTGCCGTATCATCAGAATTAACCGCATAATTGACAACCAGAGAACCGTCAAGAGTACGGTCATATGTTTCAAATTTAGTTGGGGTATGTCTATATTTTAAAGGTATGTTTAAAGTAACTGAACCCAATGTTATACTTGCCATATCATCACCTAACCCATTCCTGGAATAAGTTCGTAACCTGTGCGTTTAAATTGCCTTGCGGAATCCTCTAATACTTTTTTCACTTCATAAGCAATATCCTGTGCGTTGCTGTTGCCCGAAGCGTTTATTGTAATATTTGGAGAAAAGGTGTTGTTATTATTAGTGGTATTCTGGTTAGCGGGAATAACTGCCTCGCCTTTGTGAAGCATATAGAGTCCTGTTTTTGGCACATAGTCTGTACCAGTCTGATAACTGCCAAATGAAGAAGAAGAACCTGAAGTAGTCATTTGACCCATTGTCTGATTATAAACTTTGAGACCATACAATATGGTGTCAATTTGTTCCTGCATATTTTTCTTGATAAGTGCCAGATTTGCCTCTGCTATTTTTTTGCCATAACCCATAGATTCATTTACGGCATCCTGTAATTTCATTATGGCAGGATAATATTTCATCTTAATATTAGCAATAGCAGCAGCAACGGCTTCTTCGGTAAAGCTATGAAGTTGCTGCCCAGCTTTGGCAATAGATACTGTTATACTTTCAAATGCTTTGACTCCTGTTTCTCCAGTTTCTTTTACTGCCTCTGTTGCCTCTTTTGTTGTTTCTGCCAACTCCTGTGTCTTGTCTTTTAATTCACCTGTACTTTCAGTAACTTGTTTAGTTTCTTCATCAAGTGTTTGCAATCCGTCAATTTCTTTTTGCCTTTTTTCATTAATAATTTCGATAGCTTCATTTAACTTGCCTTTTTCTGTATAAACCTTTTTGGCCTGTTCAATTAATGTGTCATATTCCCTGTTAATATCCCTTAATTTGACATCATATTCGCTATGTGTAAATTCATAGATTTTATCATTTAGGGATTTGGTTAAATCGGCCAGTTTCTTCTTAGCGTCCATTTCTTTTTGGTATGATTCTAATGCCCTGTCAAGTAACGTAAGTTCAGCTTGTCTGGCTTCTTCCAAAGTATTAATAGCGCTTGCCAATTCTTGTTCATCTTCGTATAAGTTTTCTGCTGACTTAATAAGAGCATTATATTTTTCATTGATTGCCATAACCTGTTTTTCATGCTCTGATAAAGTTTGATTATATTCTGCTATAACTTCCTCTGCTCTTTTTAAGGCATTGGGTACGCTATTTTCAAAAGAGTCAACAAATTCTTTGGTAAATTCTTTGGTAGAATCAGTAGTTTTCTTTATATTGTCAGGCAATTCTTTGCCCATCATCTCACTTACCGATGCCCCTGCTGCCTGAAATTTCTTTAATTCCTCAACGCTGATTCCTAATTTATCGGCAAGTTTTTGCTGTGCATCTGCCTGTATTTGTAAGGCATTAGCAACATCTTGAGCGCTTGTATGTGTAGAATTTAATATAGTATTAACTTCTTTAATAACCGCAAGCCAAATATAGACATTTGCTGTTATTAATATGAATGCAGCATTTAACCCACCTGCCCCTACCAATACAGTTACAAGTCCCTTAACAACAGTTGTCATTTTCATCAAAGCACCAGCAGCCATTAATATTGGGCCACCTACTGCAGCGAAAGCAGCCAAAAAAGCACCTACTTTTACCAGTATGTCAAATAATGTTTTATTTTCATCAGCCCATTCCTTAAATTTGGTAGCAAGGTTACTTGCCCAGTCGGCCAGTTGAGACATAACAGGCAATAAAACATCTCCGATAGTAGTAGCGGTATTTTTCATAGCTGCCCCAAATGATTGGAATTTGCCTGATGTGGTGTCCATAATACCAGATGCCATTTCGTGTGCTTTTCCATTTTCGTTTACTTTTTCGGTTAATTCTTCTATTGCCGGTATTTCTTGTCTTGCAATAACAGCAGCAGCAGAACCTGCCCTTGCTCCAAACATGGCTGCAAAATTAGCACCATTCTCATGAGCTTTATTTAAAAGGGCAATCAAATCAATAGGACTTTTTATTGCTTCTGATACTTCGTTTAAACTGATGCCAACTTTTTTAAACTCTTCTTCCATTTTTGCAGTCGGGTCAAGTAACATATTGACCATCATTCTAAACTGTGTACCAGCCATAGATGCTTCACCAGTTACTTTAATAACTGAGTCAACAATAGGAATTGTACCTTCTAAACTCCATCCAAGCTCACTTGCTGCAACTCCTGCATATTTCATTACTTCAACTAATTCCCCGCCTTGAAACGATGTATTGGCCAAAGCCCCTGCTAAAACATCTGAAATATGTCCCATATCTGTAGCTTCAAGGTTATATTGCTGCATCAGATTCAGCATTAATTTGGTTGTTTCGGCTTCTTCTGTACCTAATACGATAGATGCTTCAGTGATAGGTTTAAGCATTTTCTTCATTTCTATTACTTCATAACCTTCAGATGCCAACCGGTTATACATATTGGCTACATCAGTGCCAGATTTGCCAAGTTTTACAAAATCAGAACTTAATGCTTCTGCTTTAATTGATTCCATTTCGTTAGCAGTAGCTCCGGACTGCAACTCTACACGCTTTAACATTGCCTCAAAATCTGCTGATTGCTTAACAGCAACTCCAAAAGCAGCAGTAGCAGCAGCTCCGATAATAGCCATTTTTTTTCCAACAGCTTGCATTTTATCGCCAATTCTTTTAAGTGATTTTTCTGTTATATTTTCAGCTTCGGAAAATCCTGTTTTTAGTTTTGTTAAATCAGCATTAAATTCTACAAATGCTTCAGCTAACTTCAAATTTCATCACTTCCAATCAAAACTTGACATTTCGTATTTTTGGATTTATTATGCGAACAGAAGGGGGTGTTAATTATGAAAAGATATTTAATTTTGTTTATCATTTTCATCATCGCCATTTCAGTTATTACAATTAATGCAAAAACCATTTATGCTATTAAGGATTCAGAAGGTAATTTAGTTGGTGCTACGGATCAAGGTTATTTATCTTATGAGCAAATTGAACAAGGTTTCACGATTGAGATTTTATTTGAATCAGGTAAATCCACTAATTCACCAAAAAATATGGAAACACAAAAAAATGTTATCAAAACAAATTCAACTCCAGCACCTGAAAAACCTGAACCTGATGAACAATTACCAGAAGCAAAACTTGAAATACAGGATTGGAGTAATCGCCCTAGTGAAACTGGTAATTATGTTTATATTGAAGGTATTATAAAAAATATTGGTAAAGGTAACGCTTATTCTGTTCAAGTAACAGCAAAAGGTTTAGATAAATACGGTAACCTTGTTGCTTTGGAAAAGGGTTATACTACACCAACATCTATAGCACCTGACAAAACTGCAACATTTCAAATTATGATGAAAAATTACGAGAAATTAGACAAATTTGGTTTAAGCTGGAATTGGAATAATGAATCTTAATGTTTAAAATATCTTGGAGTTCTCAATCCTTTACTTCTTGCCTGACTGACTAATTCTTGGTGTGATTGTGGTTTTTGTTGCTGTTCTTGTTTATCAGTTCCTAATAATTTAGGTAAGTTATCTAAATATTGTTGTACCTTAAACATTGACATTTTGTATATCTCATCATCTGAACAGTGGTAAAAATGTTTAAGTACGGCAAAAACATAGCCAAAATCTATTGGTTTTTTGCTTTTGCCGTCTTTTGGTTTTTTACCGTACCACCTAAATTGCTAAGTATTACCGATACTCTTTCAAAGTTATCTAAATCTATAAGATTATTAATGTCCTTTAAAGTAATATCAGGCTGTTCTTTCTGTATTGCCTTCCATGCCATATAAGTTATTCCATTTACTGTGCCATATTCCTTATCTAAATCAATAGGCTCATTCATGATTTTTTCTATCATCTGTAACTTAACTTCTTTATCCTGTATCACTTCACATAACCTTATTTTCTGGCTTTTTACATACTGTGCAAAATCACCAAAGTCAATAAAGCCTATTGGCCCAAGTTTATACTTCTTCCCTTTGAGTTCTATCTCTAAAGGACTTTGTGTCATATCTTCAATTTTCACATCTTCTTTATCACTCATAAATAACTCCTAAATTATTAAATTATTAGATTATCCTGTCGTATTCCATGCACTTGTCTTTGTATTCAAAGTCAATGCCCCATCACCCTGGAATGTCAAGCTCTGGTCAACAAGGGCATCTACAGGCGTATTCTGGCTCAATCCTGATACATAAGCATTGCCCTCAAAATACTGTGCTGGATCACCTGAACTCGGACTCGCCACATATTTAGTGAAAAACCTTATCTTGACCTGACTGATTCCAGTTGAGCTTATCCAGTCCTCTACACGATTATTTGTGGTCTTGAAATGTTTATCCGCTGTAGCTGTCCACCCTGTATATCCACCAATATAATGCCTGCCACCGCTTGATGTGCAAAAATCGGTATCCTCTAAAAGCTCTGCATTATAATCGATAGTCCAGTTGTAAAATCCGCATACCTCAAGTCCAGGGTCATATTCGGTTATCGTTCCGGTAGATGATTCATTTGTAACGGCTTCACTGACTGTAATCACATCCCCGCCTGTGCTAATATCGGTAATTGTAAATATCCTGTTATTGCCAGTAGTTCCCGTTACCTGTATCAGCATACCTTCTTCAAAGCCGTCATCAGCAAAACTGCCTGTAGAGGTGATGGTCTTCCCTGTTGAAAATGTATAAGTTCCTGATTGGGTCAGTTCCGCATTGTAATAAACTGCCCCATTGACTCCACTAATAGAAGCCATATTACCACCGCCTTATTAAGATGTTGAGTTGGCTGTCAAAGCCCCTGAACCCTGGAATGTATAAGTTTGTGTTACAAGCCCGTCTACTGGTGCATTGATGCTCATGTTGGTTATCACTACATCACCGCTCCAAAAACCGGTTGCTCCTGTGGAAGTCCTTAATACAATTGTTCCTGTGTCGCCCGGTACAACAGTGTTGGCTGTAGAGTAGTTTGCCTCAAAAGTTCCGCTCCAACCTGTGTAGCCACCGATATAGCTTCTTCCACCTGAAGAATCATCAAAATTAGTTGTTTCGTATAAGTCTGCATTATAATCCAATGTCCAGTTTTTCACGTATTCATCTGCATTAGTCAATGTTACGCTTCCGTAACGTCCTGAAATACTTGCCATTTCTATCACTTCCTTTAGTTATTCGTAATTTATAATTTATATTTCCTCACCTACAGGCATTAAGATATAATTCTTTATGCCTTCGGTTGTTCTCTCTTTTTCTGGTATCTGCGTATATATCCCGCTCTGGTGTATCTTTTCCTGATAGTTTGCAAAATTGCCCATCTGTTTGGTCTGCATTACAAAACTTTCCGGAGTATTAGTCAGTTTGATTCCCTTGCCCCTTGCAACCCCGCACCAAAACTCAACAGAACCTTTTTCATTTGAGTAAGTTTCGTTTCCCGCATCAGGTCTCATGTCTACCCCGTATAAGTTAATCTCTTTCGGTTTCTGCAATATTGCCGTTGCTATCATGTAGGTTATGATATTTAAGAAAAACCCCACCTTAAACTCATTCATAATTTCGTTTATGGGTATTGAGGTATGGTTTTCCAAAACCTTGTAATCATAAGTGGTATAAACAGGTATACCCAATTTGTTAATATTCTCAACAAAATCAGCGTCATCGTGTAGCATAATTATCCTGATATCATGAGCTATAAATAATCTGTCAACATAATGGTCTCGGTAGATTGCATTACAGCCCCATATTTCACAATTCGGTGGGGCCATGTTGGGGCATTGATACCAGCTTAGGCCTTGAGCGCATATTAAAATCCTGTCTAATCCCTTTTTAAATTCTGTTGTTAAAGGCATAATCCCTTCCTTTCGCATTTTGGATAGTATTTTATACTTGGTTGAATAACTTTTGCCGTAGTGAGCTTTATTTGTGCAATTTTGGCTATTGTAGAGCTATAGTTTAAGTAGAACGTTCAAACAATCCCCGATACTGAACAACATATTGCCAGTATCTGTCTGTTTCGGTTATCATCTTATCGAGGTGTGAAAATTCCCGTTTAAAATCAACTGTGGTATAGCTTGTCAATGATAAATTGGCTTGGTCGTAAAGGTCAGTCAGCTTGTCATAGACATCTTCAATAGTAGTTACCGAAGTATCATCATCATAAATAGAGAATTGTATTACACATTCCTCATACTTATAATGGGTAAATTCCCCTTCCTGAACATGGCTTGTTGTGTTGTCTATCGTGTAAAACACCCCATAAGGATAAGGTGTGTCATCAGGAGCTTCGCTATTCCACAAGCCCCCAGTCAGAGAAGCGTATAAACTGCCTGAACTTGTAGAGCTTTTATATTTGTCTATGATTGCTTTAGATAATTCCTTCATATTTCACCTTTTACAGAAACAGGGTATTTTTAATTTACGTTAACGTTACACAATCACCGTTACTTAATTCATAAGTACCAGCAAAAGAGTCTTTTGCTATACTGTTGGTTACACTATAAGCACAAGTATTGCTTAATGTTGGATTATCGCTACAATCACAGTATGTCCAATAACTATCAGAAACTGATGTAATAGCGGCTGTTGAATAATAATCTGGTTCATATTTCCATATTATTCGATAAGGTTCATACCAACGGTCATGATAGTGATGATGATGTACTTCTTTTTCTTTAATCACTTCAATAATCGAGGTTTTTTTAGCTTCATCATCTTTTTCCTGTCGTTCAGCAATAAGGTCAAGTCTACCTGCTCTAATATTGTCAATATCCTGTTTCAAAGTTTTAATTTCTTTGTTTAATTTACTACGTTCTTTTTCCTTATTATTAATCTTTTCGAGTGTCTGTTTAATTGCATTCTTAATTAGTTCAATCTGTTTCTTTTCGTCTTCTTCTTGGAGTTCTTTTTCGGCTAACTCCACAGCCTGTTTTGCTTTCTCTTGATTCATTTTTAAATCTCCTTAATTTGATTTAATACCCTGTTTCTATTTAATTTCCTTCCCAACTAAAATATTGACTAATTCCTGTTTATTTTCCTCGATTGCCCTTCTTAAATAAGGTCGAGGTGACATATCTTTTGTTCCCAACTCAAGCCATTTACCATATTCAACATTTGTTCCAACTCTCCCGATAATATCCCATAAGGCTTCTTCAATTTCGTGAGTGATAGAGTTTCTTAACCGCCCTGTGTCAACTCCAGGAGGCTCTCCAGGTGAACTTGGTGATGTGCCAAATGATTTTTTGATATAGCTTTCCAGAAATATTGCCGCCTGTCTTACTCTTTTCT